TAATTTCAAATTTCAAAACATGATCTTGATTTCTGAAATCATATGGAATGAGACGACCGTGACTCATATAAAAAAACTGAATTCGCAAATCCCTTACGGATTTAAGAGTACCGGAATGAAAGTCATGTGTGACCTTATCGTCGGTACCATTAACGTTAACGAATGATTTACCACCCGGTAAGAGAATGTGACCCGTATAATAAGGCGTTTGACCCGATGTGGGGAGAGTCTGATTCAGTTGTTCCGATCCAGAAGATATGCGCATTACTAGGGAATTGGGGCCGTCTAAGTTCGCCGCACCAAAATCACCACCGATCATCTGTATATCCTGGGCGGGTAGTCCAAAAATTTGATGTAATGTCGTATGCTCTGAACTTGAATCATCGTACCCATTTTGACCAGTTTTAAACAGAAATCTAAGAAATTGCAGGTTTTGGCCATTAGGGGCTGTGGGTTGACCCATTATAAATTTGTTTTTGGTGGCATCATAAGATATGTTAAAATTATAACCTCCAACACTTTGGAACAGCGCCGCAACACCAGTTCCTGTATAGTTTCCTACAGATATTGTTGTACCTAACGTTGTCTCGGAGCCACCTTGATGGGTTGCTTTAAATTGAAAGCTATTATTGTTTTCGCATATCAATAACTGTGGTGTAGGAATGCGCGCACTGACTAATTTAATCTGCGAAATGTCATAAATTGGACTCTCAAGGCTAACGATGTAATCACTTGGATTCGTGTATTTTACAGGATCGCGTTGACTACTATCAATTGTCAGACTGTGTACCTTCATTAAAATATGCGTATAATATTTTAATGAGTGTTTTTGTCTATTTTAATCAATGATCTTAAGAAATGCTATGTGCCAATGGGTTATTACAAAGTTGTTTCTTCGCAATGTCCAAGTTTCTGGCGTGTGGATTTTCGTTACCCTTATGAGCGTTGAACTGATGGAATGGTTTTTGATTGTAATTTTGAGTCCAACCACCATTTGCGGCATTTACACGGCCATCAATTCGTGATTGATCAGTTCGAACCGCTGTAAGATTTCCACGTGTTTGTGTTACATTCATACGGCCTGGGTTACCCATACGGTTTGCTTTACCTCGCCTGTCTTCTGGGCGGAAACCATACTTCATCAACTCCTCGTTATTCTTCGAAGTAACCTGGGCAGCCGCACTGTTCGTGTAAGCACCTCGGAAGCTATGAATACCTGGTGTTGGTTGATTGTTGTATATGAACTGTTCATCATTGCGATCATTTTTAAATCGGGTTGGGTCTTGGGAAACCGACAGCGCCGAGGTAATACGCTTAGCGCCATTGAAACCGAGACCATCTGTACGTAAACCAGTTTCTGAGCGGTTGGTAGTTCGCATAGTCTTTTGGTGACTCGATCTTGGAGTGACACCGCTCATACCCTGCGCACGACCACCCATCGTTGGCAAACGTGAGGGCAAAAAGGCAGTCTTTTCTGGCATGTTATGTGTCAATTCACCAACAACGGCGGCTCTACCACCCGTAGTGTCCATAGCCGGGCCTGACCGACCTGGAAGAGATGTAAGTCGGTATTCACCAACATTAATAGGATTTACACGAAGCATTTGCTGGTAACCCCCAACCGCGGGTGTCTCGGGACCAACACCCAAACCAGGTCCCACCATTTGCTTCTCAATCGGTGAGAGGTTATTCATCACACCGCGATCATACATGCGATCGCGCATATTCAATAATTCTTGTCCACCTGTTCTGGACTGTTGTCGGATGTCAGCAAAGTTTGTAACTTCCTTTTTACTTGGAACTTCAACACGCGCTTCAAAATCGGCGCGTTCTTTGTACACCTTTTCCCGGCTTACCGGGGTGTCGGTGACGACATCTTCAACCTGTTCCTTGTCTGCGATACGCTGAACAACTTTAGCTGGTTCAGTCTTATCACTCAACGCCCTACCAACATAAATCAATCCAGCGACGGCTGCGAGCGAAATGGGATCTGCCATTCTTATTTCTTACTCACATTTTTATTAGCGTATCTCTGGTCGAAAAGTTCATTCTGAATTTCAGCACGGGTACTGGATGGTTCATAGGACATCGTACGCAATGGAACCTTACATTCCATATTGTTCAATGGGAACAATCTACGTTCATACGTTGGGACGACAACTCTGTTAAATCGTGATGTTGTCTGGGGTCTGAGTTGATCACTTGTGTCAATGAGGCTGGCTGGAGCACCCTTCCCAGCCATGTATGGTGCCGTACCGTACAACATAGTGTTTGGTCGGCAGCCACCACAGTTCGTTGAACTGGGCTGAGGGTAAACGAAGACTTCGTCAGTCGCTTTCACGGGGGCAATCGCGCCAGCATTTTGGACAATTGATAAACCAGGCTGAAGTTGGTAAGCCATTTTATTATTAGTTGAGATTAATTATTTAAGAATGGGTAAAACCGTGCATGCCACTCCGCTTGTCGCCGCTTGGATCAAGACCCGCAAACGCTTCAAGCTGAACTCCACGAGCATCTGGGCTACATGAAACACCACCATGACTTTTACATATTGGAGATTTCCTGGAACCGTAGCACCATTCCGCAAAAGATGTTTGATCTCCTGGGATACTAGAAACTGGTGCTGTCACAAATTGTCTCGCCGATGCATTGCGCTGATAAACAGGCATTGGTGTTCTTGATCTCCCTCCGTCATATGGAATGCGGTCATCGAGATAACGTTTAACGTATGGCTTAACAGTTGGGTAATAACAGGCAGACAGACGGTTTGGGGCATCTGTGTAATCTGTGACTAACACATTACCCATTGGGTTATCTCTCGTTGGAAGATGACAACCACGCTTCGCAACACTGACCTTGTACGTCTCTTTAATCATCTTCGTTCTATACATCAGATAAAGAACACCCAAAACGGTTCCACCTAAAATGAAAATTCTTGGATCGCGTCTGATGAGGTAAATAGCACATACCGTATAAATAATAAATCTAGATGCGGCATTTATGCGCTGTTCTGGGGTTTGGTTTTTATTAGGCCAAAATTGATGAATAGCTTCACTATCGATGAGTTGCTTTGGATCTTCGAACCAGGCCTTCATTTAGTATAAGTTAAGGTTTATTTTTTTGGGAGTCCGCCAAGCATGTTACCCATCATCTTCATGAGTGCATCCTGGTCAAGTTCACCACCTTCGGTCTCCATTTTGTCTGCGCAGTCCTTTGCGATACCCTCGATCATATTAAGAGTGTCTGCTGGAATTGACGTGATAGTTGTACCGAGCATGTACAGGGTCTGGATATATTGCCAGGTAGCAGCTTTAGTATTGTCAGTCATACGACCCCAGTAATTCTTAATATTGAGATCTTTCAGAAAATCAATCTTGTCAATCTCATTAAGAAGAAACGTCTCATCCTTTGCTGAAATCTTATCCGCGTATGGCGTAACACCCTTCATGAATGCATCAACTACCAAACGCGGGTTAGCAGCTTGTAAAACGTCAAATGATGTCATCATTTTTTTAATGTCTTTTTCCTCTGGAAAAGTCTTGTGCAATTCCACAAGAAATTGACCAAGCATGTCGTTGAACGCACTTACAGAGGTCATTTTCTTATTATTCTAATAATTAAATCTTTAAGTTTAAGTTTAAAAGGGGTCTGTTGAAATAGCTTCCTTCTGACCCAAGCCATTTGAAACAATAAAAAAGACTAGGATGGCATTTAGGGTAGCCGGTTTGGTGTATTTATTAAGCTCTAATTTACCCTCATTATTAAGGTGCGCCTTGGCATGAATGTAACCGGCGGTAACGAGGGCTGCGATGAGGGCGGCACCCATTGGGTCTCGGAGATATTCGGACAGGTCTTCCATTTAATTATACATAGCTTTTTTTGCACGGTGCTCTGGTGCATCCCCGAAAAATACATCATCACCCCCCTCTTCGGGGAATTGCTCTGGTGCAGTGGGATGTATGTCCTCTGGTTCAGGGACTGGCTCTGGATTTTCTACCCCGGGAACCGTTTTGAATTCGTTTTCGAGACCCGTGGGTTGAAGTGGTTGCTCACCTTCGAGGGGCTCCACTGTTTCAGCTTCGGGGGCTGGCATTTCTTCTGGGAATGATTCCTCACCACCCTCAAAGACATCTGGATCTTCGGAGTCGTGAATTTCACCATCGAGGTCGATATCACGAGTTTCCTGAGACATGTACGTTTGAAGAATCTCTTGAACGGGTATGAGCTCTTTCACTGAAGCCTCAATACACATCGTAAATCGCTTTGTTAGCTTTTCGTCGCGAAGATATTCACTTTGTTCTTCATGGAAAATGTAAGGATCCTTATAAATATCCTTGGCTGCATTATTGTAGCATGTCTGAATGAAAACTTCATTCGTTGGAAGTCGCAAACTAATCTTTTTGTTATCAGATTTGAGACGCACCGCAGATAGAATCTTCGTACACGCAACAAACACAGCCGCCAATAAATCATTAAACCAAGCACATCGGTTTGAAATATTGTCCGAATGTTGCTTTGACATGGCATTAGACCAATTTGGAACTTCCTTCAATAACTTTTGGAACATAATCAGAGTTTTACGCCCCTTAGAAATCTTTGTCGCTTCATCATACATATCCTGGAAAACTTCAATCATAGGGGGACACATAATCAGACACAATTGTCCCATGTACTCATTGCGGGCTTCTACCATAATATTGAGTGGATCGGACATTATATATACTATTTTTACATTTTTAGCTTTAAGTCACGCGCGTTATTGTTTTCTAAACTTATTTGCTATCTTTTTGAGGTTAACTAAATCTGGGAAATTGGTTTCACTTATAGTTTCATCTGTATATTTTTCCGTCTTAGATCTTTCCTTTATCCAATTAATATAAATTTCATATTCACCAACAATACGAACGTTAAACCCACCATTCGTGAATTGTCTAGCTACATATTGTGTGGCTGCAGCCCTATCAAATGTGGGATACCCAATTACAAATGTTGGAATTGTTAAGAATATCTGTTTATTTCCATATTCTACGGATTTTCTAATTTTTCGAGCAAACTGTTCGTAAATCCTTTTGTATATTTCCTTTTTGATCTGTCTTCTCCGATCATCAATCTTTGTCACATCATTGATGCTGATCATTACAATTAGCCCAATTTATTTTTGGTCGTTTCAAACTCACTTGATGTGGGGGCAGCTTTCTCTTTGACAAGCTTGTATTCAATAAATTCTTTACCTTCACTTCCTTCTGTATATGGCGAAACGTCTTCTGGTGTTTCTACACCAAGGGGTTGCGATCTCAAACAAACCAGGCGGGTATTATCACCTTCAACTTCAAACATGGCAGTTACAGAGAAACCAAACGCGAAACCATCATTCTTTAC